GCATCTTTCTTAAAATCTTTAGGAGTAAAATCAATATATTTACTTTTCTTACCGGTGAACATAAATCCACCAGAAGTACTGTTTTTCATTGATCTATAATAGAAATTTTCTGGAAAACCGTTTTGAGCAATATCTAATGGAACTGGATTGAGGGATGTAATTCCTTCTTTTTTAAGTTTGTAAAGAAGATTACATGTAGTACTTATAATAACATTTTCCATAATAGAATTATCTAAAGCTGAAGTTATAACCCCTACTTTTTTGACAAAATTATTTTCAGGAGAATAAAAAACACCATCTCTTCTAAAAGACCTCATTTTAGGAGCTAGATATTTAGGATGTCCATCAATAAGCGGAGAGACATCAATCAATTCATCAACATAATTAAATAAGATACTTTTAGTTAAAGTACTTTTAGGTGAGATAGGAGAGTAGTTGCTAATGTTACCATAAACCAATAATGATGGAATATCTTCGTAGACTAATGGACTACGTGGAGAAACGTTGATTATAGTTCCTTCATCCTTCAATCTAAAACTACCTTCGGAAGTGATATCAATTAAAATGTTAGTTGATTGATATTCTTTGAGAGCATCGTCAAATTGTTGTTTATTTATTTTACAAGCATAACCATAGTCATTAGTACCTGCACAATGAATACCAACTAAAAAAGTTTTATATCCATATGTAGCTAATAAAGGACTACCGCAATCACCTGCAGCATGTTCTGGAAATATATATTTAAATGGATATGTAACTGACATTTCTTTAGCATTAACAGGAAGAATTTCTTCACGAACTTGTTTAACAATAATCTTCTTATTCATAAACATTCCATCGAGATTAACGAAACTATCCTTAATATCAGCAATAGCAAAAGTTATATCTTTAAAGAAGGTTCCAATTATCCTAACTAGAAATATATCCTCTCCTACTTTTTTAAAATCCTGCTGTTTCAAGTTAGCTTTAACTATACCTGAGGCAATATCTCTGGAAGTAGAAAGATGTACACTATATATTTCGCTTTTAATGCAATGAATATTAACTAATGCGTAATCATTACATATACCAAGTATTTTAGTAGTTGTACTACTATCATTAGTAAAACGAATACGAGCGTAACGTACATTGGATTGTATGGTTGCATATAATTCTTCTATTTTATTATAATTGCGCTCATTACCTACTATAAAAGGTGTGATATTTTCAATTTCATCATAATCCATATCCGTATTTCTTTTCTTAGAAGGTAAAGGGAATATGCAACATGATTGCTTTTCATTGTCACAAACAGTTCTGTAGATATTTTCAGCATTATAATTTCCTTTTTGTGATATTCCTTCAGATAAGACGCTTTTAGCAACCTTATAACTAAGAAGTAACATCTTAGCAGAAGCAGCACTGATAATAACTATTAATAATAATGGTGGTACTGAAGAAGCTATTTTATTAGAAAGAACTTTCCATTTAACAGCATTATATCTTTCATCTTTAATAAAGAAAGTTTTAACATATAAATAAGATAATAAACTAACATTAGTAAATATATTACACGTACTAGTTACAAAATTAGAACAAGTTATGTTTCTATAAAGTATAATGGAATCAGTTATTAAGCTCAATTGTCTACGAGTTAAGACGTAATCTTCATTAAGTGTAACCCATTGTAAATATTGATAAAAAATTGTTAATAAGCATAATTGGATAAAACACATTAATATGAATATGGGTACAGAATGACTACTTATATAAAGACAAACTATAGTGTAAAGTATACATATAAAAGTTTTAATTCTAGTAGATAAACTTTGAAAATATGTAGATGAAATATTAACTGTTGTATTGGATAATTTGAGTTTATTTCTTTCCATTATCTTTGTTCTATTTACACTAGCCTCAAATTTCTCTTTAGCTAACTTGCGTTTAGTTATGGTAGGATGGACTTGTGGTCCAATTTGAATACTATCAGATTCAGCAGTAACAGGAGTCATATGGTGATGTAAATCATCAAATTTCATTTTTAATATATCCTCAACAGTACATTCTGAAGGTTTCATGTATTTACAGATGTCGATATCATTAGCATCATAACACATTTTTTGGTTAGCAACGTGCTCCTTATGGGCTTCATGTAAAAATTGACATAATCCATACATATCAAATATGGATTTATCACCTTCTCCATCATGAGTAAAGGGAATTTTAGTAGAAAGTATATTTGCATCACCTGCTTGAGGTACTTGTCTATAAATTCTAAAATCCCAGATATTCATTTTATCTTTGGCATCTGATACTTTTTTAGGATCAATACCTACACCTCCGTGTATAGCATATTCAGGTTTGACGGTAGCTTCTATGTATATAAATCTTCTTCTAATGGCAGCTGGTGCAGCCATAAGTATCTTAAGATTCATCTCTGGGTTATTAGTGTCAATACATACTAATTCTGGTATAGCATATTTGGCGCCTTTATCTTCAATGGCTGCCTGATCTGGACAATAGGGAGCATTATCGCAGACACATAACATTTCATTAATGGATTCATCTCCTTGAAGAGCTAAATTAGCTGAAATACTTCCAAGTTCGGGTATATGAATAATAGGGTGAATAATAGGATCATAACCTGTCCAATATTTAGCTTTCGGAGCTCTATGAAAGACAAGATCAGAAGAATATTTACGATCAGTAGAAAAGCAAAATGATTTATAGATGTTTGTTTGTATCGAAGATTTACCTATACCAGGATCTCCATGAAGTATGATCCCCATAGGAGCCATTCTTCTTTTAGAAGCAATTTCAACCATAATAGATCTTTTCATCATTTTTAATTCATTCAATCTAGTTTTAAATAATGGATTGGTCTTCATAGATTCAAGGTACTTATTACCTTTAGTAATAAAAACATTAATTGATTCAAGAAAGACCTTTGCACTCATTCTATCTTGAGCAATGGTTTCTTTAAAGTTCATATCGTCACCGATATACACGTTTTTAAAAGCTAATGAAATATCAGTAGTGTCATCGATGAATTGTGATAAGATATCTTTATTTAATAATGCAGCTACTACAGATCCAGTTTGGTAAAACTTGAATCCAAACCTAGTAAATGATTCTACTACTTCTATCATATTAGATGTAAAATCTAACATACTAACTTTCTTATCTTTAGCTGCAGAATCACCAATGGCAGTTAGAAATCTTTCTGACATATCTGCAGAGAAAAATTTGAGTCCAACCATATTTATAATGAAAGTTCTGGTAGATCTCACAACTTGACTAGAGATTACCATTTCAAAAATTTTTTTAGGAGAAAAAGCCTCATCAATATCTGGAAAGGATTCGGCTTTGACTTTACTATTTATAGATTTTGTAAATGTTTCAACATATTGAATAATATAATTATTAATAACTTTAGAACAATTAGGAAATGAATTTCTTAGCAACATGATTAGAGTAGCAGTTAATTCGACTTTATTTCTAAATCTTATTGCTTGATAAACATAATATATAGAACTACAAATATAGTCTATATAAGACAAAGAATCTCTTACATTATGTAAACATAATATTTTAAGAAGATTGTCTTTAAATTCTTCATACCATTTAACATAGTCTGATTTATTTTCAGTAAAATCTTCTTTAGCATGTTTATAAAGTTCTTTAGGGAAATCAGCAACATGTTGAATGTTTCTTTTACCATCAGATAAAATTCTCTTAAAATCAGAAATAGAATCTTTGATTAAATGAAATTT